TTTAAGAGCCTTCCTGATGGACAAGGCGGTGGCGTAGCCTTCCACAAGAATGATGCGTCCTTTGTTGTTGATCTCGCACGATGCACCTTTGGTGCGCTGACCAGAAAGGAACCTTTTGGAACCTTGTGGATCTATTAACTGACAACCAACCAAACGCCCTTCTATGCGCATAGGTATAACAAGAAGGTTATTCCATACCAAGTCTTTGACATCTGCGAATCCCTTGTTAACTAAATATGGATGTGTTGCTTTTACGCAACGGTCAAGAATCCAAGATGCCTTACCGGATGCCTCGTTCTGTTTAGCAAGCAAGTCTTTGTTAGATTTCTTTACACGCTCCCGATACTCCGCTTCAGGAACATAGTTGCCACTCCAAAAGATAGCTTTCTCATGCACTGCCCAGTTCTTAACCGCCCCATGATCTCCATGATAGATATAAGAACCATTCTTTTTATTAGGCTTATCTACTGTAGGTACACGAGTCCAGCGATCGTGAACCAAGCTATCAATGATCAACCCATGTTGGTATGCAAAAGATTCAAAGCTCATTCTCTACCTCCGCAATACGTTTACCAATCCATTTCATAACGGGAACTGCCATGCTATTACCCATTGCTTTGTATCTTTGACCATCCGGCGACTCGTCTTTACCACGCCAAGGAATGTTTGTGTAACCATCTGGGAATCCCTGTAACCTTTCGCATTCAACAGGGGTAAGACGGCGAACTGCCATGGTTGAGGCAAATACTGCTGCCACTTGGTTTGTAACTTCGGTAGATTGTGGTGAACGACTAGGATCATTACTTGCGGTCAGCGTAGGCGCAACAGATTCTTGGGCCACAAAAGTCTGAGCATGATGAGACTGCACTGATGGGCGCAAAGCTTGTAATGCTGGAGTTACATATAGTGGGGTAGCACTAAAGTTATTGGCCTTAGCATCTTCACGTAAACTATATGCTTTAATATTTTGCACGAGCGGAATGTTGCCACCACCTGTACCCCAGCGTGATGTAACTGTCTGAGATACATCGCCCATCTCTTTTACACGACTATCGGCTGGGTGAGTTTCATATACTTTAGCTATCAGATCAGATGCGCTCTTGTAATCACGGGCTGCAATGGTGCTGGCTACATCTTGAGTTCCATACTCACCAGTAGATTGACGATCAAAGGTTACTAAGGTTTCTGATCCTCCTCCAAGATCTCCACCATTTGCTCTGATGGTGCCAACTCCTTCGCCGTAGCCTCCAAAGCTGCTTGGAGTAAATGGGGTAACTTCTTTCCTCTTTTCTCTGCTCGGCGGAGTATCCCTGCGCAAGCAAGAGGACTCAAATAAAACTTTTGCGGGAGATTCCCAGTCTCCAAGACATCCAACAACAAAGACACGTCTACGTCTTTGGGGTACTCCGAAGTATTGAGCGTCAAGCACCCGATAGCTGAACCCATACCCGAGTTCGACCAACGCCCCGAGGAAGGAACCAAAGTCCCGTCCTCCATTGCTACTGAGGACACCTGGCACGTTTTCCCATACGCACCACTTGGGTCTAAACTTGTCAAGAATTCCAACATAGGTAAGGGCAAGGTTACCCCGTGGATCTTCAAGCCCTTTACGAAGTCCTGCAACTGAAAAGGATTGACACGGAGTTCCTCCGACCAAAAGGTTAATTGGTTCATTTAAATTCCATTCTTTATACTTAGTCATATCGCCCATATTTGGAACGCTTGGGTAGTGATGCGCTAATACTTCCGATGGGAACTTCTCTATCTCGGAGAAGGCTATCGGATTGAAACCAAGGTCATGCCATGCTACCGTGGCTGCCTCAACTCCTGAACACACGGATAAGTAATTCATTTCTTTTCCTTGGGTGTCAATGTTGATGTTTTCTCATCGAACTCCCATTTATCCGATTTAAACTTTTTTCCTCCAAAAATTTTGTCCCAGTTCATATCAAACTTTTCTGTTGGAATTGTTAATGGACGTTGTTTATCACCCTTGCCACCGTCTCTCATATCATTGCTCCTATAAAGTCTTCTACTTTAAAGCCACGCTTCTCTAATTCTCTCTTAAGTTTTTGCTTTGCTTTTAATTCAATTGCTCCAACATTACCTCTGCTCATGCCCAAGGCATCAGCTACTTCTTGTTGTGTCATAGCGTAGTCATCATATGGTGTCTTTTCTATCATACCGTTGCTCCTTGTTGTGCTTTGCTCTTACCGTATGCAATAAACCGGCTTTTAATCCAGCGTAATGTCTCTGGTGTTGGTGGTTTAGGATCAACATGCAATCCACCTGGAAACACCGAAAACTTTTCTTTGTATTTATAAGCTGCCCATCCATCCTTATAACCTTTAAGGCGCCCGTAATACATAAGTTCTGCATAGAATTCTGTGTTTGATTTATGTAACTTACGATTGGCTGCCTCTAATTCTTCAAGCTGACCAGCCACACTGTCAATCATGCTTCTGCTTGGTCTGACATGACCGCAAGCATGGCAAGCATTAGTCGTAGAGATCCATAACTCAGCACAAGCTGGACACTTAGCTTCTTTCTTTTCTTTCTCGGTTGGCTCTCTCTTAGCTTTCTCTGATCCGCCTTCCTCTAGAGTCTGAACGCCTTCGGTATATAGTTGATCCCAATCCTCACGAAAACGCAGGAAGTTACCAGAATGGTCTAGCCATAATGCAAACTCTTTACCTTCGTGTGGACGCATCACACGACCAAGTTGCTGGACATGGGATGAAAAAGACTTAGAGAATGGACGGGCTGATATACCAATCATGACATCGGAAACATCAAATCCACGGGTAAGAATATCGGTAGCAATTAGTCCATGAATCTGCGTGTCTGGGCGAGAGAAGTCTTCAATAGCCTCTCTTTTAAACTCATCCTCTTCTTTATAGGAAATAGAAACAAAGTTATAACCATGTGCTGCAAACTGTTCTACCAAGTCTCGCCCATGCTCTACGCCAGAACAAAATACAATTGTCTTGCGTGGGCCACCAAAGACTTCATGCGTTTTCTTTTCCCATTCATCAACAATATCGCCTGTGATTTGCATACCACGCTTGGTCGTATCATTGGCAGACCACTCACCAGCCATCTTAGTAACACCCGTCATATCAATTTCTTTAGCAATAAAGACACGCAGTTTAGTAAGCCAGCCTTTTTCAATCAAGTCACCAGTAGGTGTGGCGCCCACAACATGGGTGTATATGTCTCCAAGCCCCTTAGTAAAAGGAGTTGCGGTCAATCCAATGACTCTGATATGTGGGTTGTTCTTGATAAATTCAGTAGTTTTTGTACGAGCGATATGACACTCGTCAATGATGAGCAACTCAATATCAGGAAATGATGATCTACGCTCTAGCGTTTGCGCAGAGCAGATCTGAATTCTTTCGTGTGGACGTTCTCTCCAATGCTTGGCTTGCATGACTCCATGCTCAATACCATACTTGGATAGACGCATACTGGTTTGATCTATTAAGACAATGCGATCTAATACCATCGCTGTCTTTTTATAATCTTCTGAAACAGTCTTCATGATAGACATTGCTACTTCTGTCTTACCAAATCCTGTTGGTGCGTAAAGCAATTGCCGTGTGTGGCCTTGCTCAAATCCCTCTTTAATCTTTTGAACAACTTCTAATTGATGCTCACGCAGTTCTAACACTTATGCTCCTGTTCTAGCAAGAAACCGCTTGCATTCGGGTGGGGTTACTAACAACTATGTGAAGTCTTTAATCTTTATAAAGATACAGGCTATTTAAAGTCGCCGAGCCGACTGTGTTGCGTTCACCCCATGTAAACTTTAATGCTTTTATGACAACTTTTTAATAGAGGAATACCCCTATTTACGCTGCCATTTTTTGTGCTTGCTTTTTCCAGTAAGTAACTTGCTTCATTAATTCAGAGCATTTGTTTTGGAAAGTATCACGGCTAATGGTTAATGAACGGATTGCAATTTCTTGATTCTTAACCGTAGCTTGAAGCTCCTCAATGATAGCCTGAGCAGCCCCCTTCTCTGTAGCCGTACCTTCCATAGCAGCGACCGCAACTCTGGCTTCGAGCCGTTCGTTCTCCTCAGCCAAGGCTTGAATTTCAGTTGCCAGCTCATGGAGTTTGTCCTCTTCAGGGGCAGGTGCCGGTACGGTTGGTTGTTCATCTTTGTATTTTACTTTCTGCTCAAACTCTTTTCCGTTTCTTTCAAACTTAATTGCTTCAGGTTGTGGCTTACCTAAAGACTCACGAATAGCCATCACGGTTGGATGGGTTACGCCAGTTTGAACAGCGATCTCACGGTTACTCCATAAAGACCATTCCATGTCGTCCAGTAATTTTAATACTGCACGGCGTCTATCAGCACGAGTTGGTGGCAGACCGTGATCTTTGTTAACACCAGTTGACGCCAGCAGAGCATCACGCTTTGTGCCATCAACAATAATGACTTCTACATCAACTATGCCAGCCTTTTTATAAGCAAAGTAGCGGTGCCATCCATCAACGAGATAATAGCGAGATCCAACTCGGTATACCTTAAGGGCTGGGAATTTGACTCCCTCTCTGATCTTCTCGGAATAATCATGGATCGTGTCCTGGTTTAGTGTTTCACGGGATTGCAGTTCGGGGTCAAGTGTAATTTCTGATAGTTTCATACATTCCTCATTAGTTCAGCGAAGGCTGTCTTTAGCTCTCGCTCGGTTGCTTTAGGGTTATTGGCAGTTCTTAGAGCGTTCATTGCTCTTTCTTTCCACCTGATCGTAGTTTGCACCGATCCTCTTTGTACCGCATCGGGGATTACCCCAGCTTGCTTTTTTATTTCTTCTCGTAAATCCATTGCTCTCTTTCTATTGCTTTCTTACGTAAGCCCATGTTACCTTTTGGTGGACGCACTACGCCCTAGCAGTGCGCCTTTAACTGTTACCTTTCGGAGCCACAGCACTCGCCAGTCGTTCGTAGAATCGGCACTAAGCTTCGCCACCGATATTGCGCTCTTACATCTACTTCCCCAGTAGCGCTTGTATCTATCCCGCTGGTGTTTCTCTGCCGTCCAGGATAAACCACAAAAGAAAAAACCCCATACAACTGGAGTCTACATTTGGACATTCTCTTATGTTTATCACCGACCAACTAAGCATAAGAAAACTAGGCGTAGACCCCATGTGTATAGGGCTTTGGTCGTGATTGTAACATAAAGAAACCGTCCAAAGTTTCCTTCTGTTAGTAAAACTATACCACAAATAAAAAGGGGCAAGAAGTTTCTTCTCACCCCTTGGCTTACGCCATTACTTCTTGAGCTGCTCTAGAACTGTGATAGTCCAGTTGATCCACATATCGTTGTACTTCTTAACTTGTGTGGTTACTTCTTTAACTTGCTTATCAAAATCAAACATGGTTATCTCCTATTGGTTTATGTTGCATTGCAACAATTATACACCTATGTGGTAAATTTACCAGATGCAAAAAAAATGGGGGTGGCTCCGTGATGCCACCCCCAAACACCTTACCGAGGAAAAGTAATACTAACTGTACATCCATACAGTATTAATAGTTATAAGGGTTTACCCTAGGTTCCCAAACGGAACCTAAATTAATACTTATAAGTATTAATTAACTATACATATTGATACCTATATGTACATTTATTGACAAAAAGTATACATATCAACAGAGTTGTAGACATTTACTTTGTTATTGGTTTTGTATTTACTTTGTTGTAGACAGCTTAATGACTTATTAAAGAGTCTTTAAATAGCTTAAAGCCTTATTAAAGAATCCTTTACTAAAACTTACAAAATGCCCCGTTCGGGAATTTTTGTGTAATATATGCTACTTTTTCTTACATTATTCCCGATCAGGAAACTTTTTGTTACACAGGTGACCTATTTTAAAAACGCTTGTAAGTGCATGAAATTTATATAAAAAGTCATGCAAAAATAGGACATCATGCCATCATGCCGCATGAAAGTGCAGAGCGCACTTAATCGGTTAAGTCTTGTATAAGACTGGCCATGCGGTCAGTTAGAGTAGAACCATGCTTACTGTATTCCTTGATGGTTACATCACAACCACCGCCTTTAATCTTTTCAGCCCGCTCAACGGTCAGCTTCCAAACCTGTTGATCATCATCATAGAGATATCCTTGCAACGAATCTAAAATACATTTACAAATGTTATCAATATCGAGAAGTCTTTTGTCTCGTGGATACAACACGATTGATACCTCTACTGGATCACTTCCAAATCCAGTTATCCCATTACAAGCCTCTGCTGTTGCAGCTTTAAAGGCTATGCCCCGCTTAGAAATATAGCGCCTCTTGCCCGATGTTAGCCAGTAGGAGTTAACAGAACAAGGATAAGGTAGCTTTAGGGTAATCACTTATAAATAAATTGCATTAAAGTGGGTACGATGTATTGACTGTATTCATAACTGTGATTATAGTCTTAAAAAAAGAGGAGAGGTATATGAAAGAGTATCGAGTGAAAGTAACGGTTAGGAATAACTTGTTACTGTCAGCGATTGAGGATGCTGGCTACAAATCTCAAGCAGAGTTTGCTCGATCTGCTGGTCTAACGGACACACAAGTTACAGCACTAGTTGGGCTGCGGGCCTGTCCAATAAACAACGATGGAGAATTTTCAAAGTTGGCACAAGCGGTTATGGAGGTTTTAGGCGCCTGTCCAACGGATTTGTGGACAGAAGAACAATTAACCATGCGTTTAAAAACAAGCAGCGCAGAAGGAAAACTAGATCAATACCAATTACGTGCGGCACTTGGAAAGAATGCATCTGATTTAATTGGATTTGATGTTAAACAAAGCAGCGAAGAATATTTATTGGATGTAAAAAAAGCTGTTGATGAAAAATTAGAAACTCTTCCTCCAAGAGAAAAGAAGATATTGCAATTACGATTTGGAATTGACGCAGAGGAACAAACATTGGAACAAGTTGGTGATATGTTTGATGTGGGTAGGGAAAGAATTCGTCAGTTGGAAGCTAGGGCATTGCGTAAAATGCGCCATCCAAGTAGGTCAGATTATTTAAAACCATACTTAGAGGAAGATTTATGACAGATAGACAACGCAGACTGCGGGATTACTTTGCGGCCAAAGTTATGAGTGGCATGTGTTCCGGTGACTGGAAGTTTGATTTATCCAGCGGAAAGACTTGGGATGAAGTAGCTGCCAAGAGGGCTTATGAGCTGGCTGATGCCATGCTTGCTGAACGTGAGATTGAAAACATACCGACATCCCATTGATATGACTGAACTAATTATTGCTGCGGTTGTATTCATGGTTTGCTATGCAGTCTTTCTATTTATGAAAGGCAGATGATGGCTGGCAAGAAACGAGAAGAGTTTTTTAAACTTGATAACAGTATTACTTACTACTTAAAAGACTATGTGGACGACAGAGATAAGCAACGAAAAATTATCCAAAGGAACAATGGCGATTTGTTCTACATTTTTAAACCAAGAGGAGAAGCAAATGAATGCAATATGGGAGAGAGCTAACAAGATTAGCGAACTAGGTTACAAGGTGCATAGCGCCGCAATGGTAGTGGAATTAGTAGCTACCAATATTACAGATAACGCAGAAAGCGGTGCCTGCTGGTGCGCAGTAGATACTCTTACAAGAGTCAGCGATGAAATAGAGTCAGAAGTAGCGCACTTGATGAGCGAGAACCGTGCGCAAGAAGAATGCATTCGTAAGTTAGAGGCAGTTATAGCTAAGCATAAGCTAACCAAGGATGCAAAGAAATGAAAAAGTTATGCGTAGTTAATTTTTGGGAGGGAGCGTTTGATGGAGACTTCTTTGCCTTCTTTTTTCGTACATGTCTTGGGGACATTACTTATACTAATGATCCTCATAGTGCCGATCTTGTTATTACTTCTGTTTTTGGAAATGTTCAGACTGATCCCAAAAAGACACTCGCATTCATTGGAGAAAATGTTAGACCAAATTTTTTAGGCTACGATCATTCCCTTTCTTTTGATTGGGATTCTTATGGTGGCAGAAACCAGCGTCTTCCACTTTGGTACGCTCGGCTAGCTTGGGATGGTTTTGTTCAGGCCCCACGCAAAGCAAATGCACACAATCATGGATACGAACCGCTTATTGAGATTGGTCCATTAACTTTGCCACGCAGACTTGATTGGGAATCCAAAAAGGAGTTTTGCGCCATGATTGCTGGCAATCCAGAGGGTCTTAGGGTTAACTTGTACAACTCTATATCTAAGTATAAACCCGTACATGGCTATGGAAATATGTTTGGCCGTGCATTACGTTCATCTAAGTTTGATGTATTAAAGGACTATAAGTTCTGCCTATGTCCTGAGAATTCAGTCTATGACGGCTATGTAACTGAGAAGTTATTAGACGCTTATGCGGGCTGTACTATACCCATCTATAGCGGAACCATGTCGGTTGACTGCGACTTCCATGAAGGTGCTTATCTGAATTACATGAACACTAAAGATATGGATTGGTTTCTTACAACCATTCAAGCTATTGATGATAGCGAAGAGATCTATGAGGATATGTACAATAGACCGCTCCTTTGGGAAGCGCCTAGTCTTGATAACGCAATTGCTTTTGTGCGGAGCATAGTTTAATGACACAGTTTGAAGAGGAAGTTCTGAAGTTATTAAAACAAATCTTATTGGCATTAAGAAAGAATCAAGATAAATGAATCAATTAAACGATCTATTGGTGTCCCTTTATCCAGTTAAAACAAACTTTGAGCTGGTACGTATTGGCGGAAACAACGATGGCGGATATCTAATTCCAAACGATTTAGAGGGCATTACAGCCTGTTTCTCGCCTGGCGTTGATGTAACTGCCAGCTTTGAGAAAGATCTTCTTGAGCGTGGTATTAAGTCTCACCTTGCAGATGCATCAGTAGATGGGCCGCCAAATGGATTAGAGGTAGCATCCTTTACAAAAAAGTATTTAGACGGAGTCAATACTGAGGGCTACATGACTCTATCGGATTGGGTATTAAGTAATGCCTATTCTGGTGATGACTTGATTCTTCAGATGGATATTGAGGGTGCAGAATACGTAACGATATTAAGCACACCATCGGAAGTATTGTGTAACTTTAGGATTATGGCAATTGAAATACACGATGTACAGAACTGGTTTAACAACCCTCTTGCTTGGGGTGTAGTTCAAACTTTCTTTGAAAAACTATTACAAGACTTTTATGTAGTTCATAACCATCCAAACAATAACTGTCAATTCATTGATGTTAATGGATTGCTAATGCCAACGGTATTTGAGCTGACATTTTTGCGCAAAGACAGGTCTCCAGCTACAGGATTTTGTACAGAGTTTCCACATCCATTAGATATGCCTAATGTCTTAGATAAACCAGACCGCCCTTTACCAAAGGATATGTACAAATGAAAGAGAAGTACGGTATTAAACACTTTGAAGGCCCAGTAATGGAACTGACGACAATGATCGGCTGTCCATTGATGTGTACCTTTTGCCCGCAAGAGAATCTTCGGGATAGCTACGGCGATAGTGAAAAGTATATGCAACCTAGAGACTTGGTAACAGTCCTTTCAAAGCTACCAAAAGACACTAGGATTGATTTCTCAGGGATGTCTGAGCCTTGGGCTAACCCCCACTGTACGGAGATGTTAGAGACCGTTCTATTCATGGGATTTAACATTGCCATATACAGTACTCTTTATGGAATGACGGATCCTGAGCGAGTCTGTAAGGTCTTAGAAGACCACCCCAACCAAGTAGATGTCATTATGCTTCATCTTCCTGATGCCAATGGCAATATGAAGGGCTGGAAAAATAGCGAGGAATGGCAACACGCTGCTGCGGTAATGTCACATACCAATGTTCCATGCGGCGTTGGCGCAATGACTATGGATAGTTCAGGACTAGTGCATCCAGAGCTTCAGCCCATGATTGGTCGTCTTCCAGGTTGGCAAGGACATACACGGGCGGATAGTTTGGATACTGAGCAAGTAGCCGGTCAAGCCATCAGTATTACTCCCATGAATGCTTTCTCATTAACCTGTAGGAGTACCCCTTTCTATGATCGAAACGTGCTGCTACCTAATGGTGATGTTGTGCTTTGCTGCATGGATTACAACCTTAAGCATATTATCGGCAATTTATTAACTCAAACTTATGAAGAGATCTTTCAGGGTAAACCCTTACTAGATCTAATTGAAATGAATGAAGAGCCTAAGTTTTCTAAATGCAGTATCTGCAAATCTTGTGAGAATGTGACCGCAATATGATTAAGTACTTATTATTGATTTTATTGTTGGCTGGGTGTGGCAAAGCTGAGGTAACTGTAGAGCCATGCGACAACGTCATGAAGGGTGGATGCGTATACCAAAAATCAGGGGAAAGGTGCATAAGAACATGCGGGTAATGGTAATCACCCCAACTACTGGGAAATCTACTGTAAATCAAGCGATTGAAAGTGTTGCTAATCAAACGATAGAAACCGAGCATTTATTAGTTTTAGACGGGGGAACCGCAGAATTACAGTACAACTACATTGCAAAAGGTGAACACTTTCCAACAACAATAGTGTTGCCTGAGAACGTAGGCGGTAACGGTTGGTATGGACACCGAGTCTATGCGGCGATGCCACTAATGGTAAACGCTGATTACATCCTGTTTTTAGATGAGGATAATTGGTTCGAACCAAATCATGTGGAAACCATGATTAATAAAATTAAATCTAAAGACCTAATGTGGGCCTATAGCTTGAGGAGAATATGTGATGAACGAGGACAATATGTTCTTGATGATGATTGCGAATCACTCGGTAGATACCCGACGTTTTACGATCATCTACTCAACTTTGTTGATACTAATTGCTATTGCTTTAGGCGTGATTATTTGGTTAACGTGGCACATAGTTTCTACGGTCAATGGGGCGCAGACAGACCGTTCTATAAAGCTGCCGCATCAGGTTTGCCTGCCTTCGGATGCACAGGAGAGGCTACGGTTAATTACAGAGCGCCCGAAAGATTACTTAGCATGTTTAGAGAGGGCAACGAAGCTATGAAAAAAGCTTATGGTGAAGAACTTCCGTGGAGAAAGAAGTGAGCTTTAAGGTCTACACGGAAGACGGCTGGCATATAGCCTGGTTCCATACAGTAGATCAAGCCATTCAATCAATGTTAAATAACCCAACACATTACTATCACAGAGAACACTAATGGAAATTAAATTAGAAGTAATTAAAGAATATGAAGACGGATCAGCAGATGCCATAGTCAATTTTGATAAGGAAGGACTGGCTGTTTTAGTTGAGGCTGGCATATTAAGTATACTTAAACAATATATTGACCAAAAGAAGGAATCAAAATGAGCTTTAAAAATGATAAGAAAATTGCACCATTTGTACAACAACAGCAACCGCAGATGCTGGCTAAGTTATTTGTAGCTACGCCGATGTACGGCGGTATGTGTACTGGCCTGTATGCTTCAGCAGTTATGCAATCAGTAGGTGTAATGGGCGCTAATCGCATTCAGATGTACTACTCATTTATGATGAACGAGTCATTGATTACTCGTGCAAGAAACAGTATGGCATATGACTTTATAAAGTCTGATGCTACTCATTTAATGTTTATTGATGCTGACATTGGATTTAATCCACAAGACATCCCTCGCATGATACAAGCAGATAAAGACATCATCTGCGGCATCTACCCAAAGAAAGAGATCAACTGGGTACAAGTAACCGAGGCGGTAAAAGCTGGAGTTCCACCAGACCAACTCAGCCAACACACCGGCGCATTTGTTCTTAATCTTCCATCAGGCATATCCAGCACAACAGGAAACATCAACGAACCTATTGAGATTGCTAATGGCGGAACAGGATTTATGCTGATTAAACGAGAAGTGTTTGATAGACTAAATGATAGGGTTCCTAGTTACACTAACGATATGTACCATGCCGTAGATACTGTTCGTGAAGTCAAAGTTATTAAAGAGTTCTTTGCAACCAGTATTGATGAAGAGTCTAACCGCCTATTGTCAGAGGACTATCATTTTTGTAAGATAGCCCGTGAAGCTGGCTTTAAAGTATGGTGCGCTCCTTGGGCAAGCTTTAGTCATACTGGTTCATATAACTTCTCAGGAACATTGCCGAGAAGTGCATAATGATTGGCGCCTACAAAACCTACGATCAGTCGCTCAGCGACAAGTACGACACTCCTGGACGAGAAGCTGTTAAAAAGTTTCTTAGTCGGGAGTGGGATTTGTATGCCCAAGACTATAAAAAGTATGAAGTAGATCTTATTTGCAGTAGACATGGTAAGAATAAGATTTATGTGGAAGTGGAAGTAAGGCCGTCATTTCGATGGGAGTTCCCATTTGAAACGGTGCATATTCCAGAACGCAAGGCAAAGCTCTTTGATAACGACTTGCCAACAATCTACTTTGTAGTTAATAAAAACTTTACTAAAGCTTTGTGGATTAATACCAATCAAATTACTAACTGTGATTTAGTTGAGAACCCCAATTGCAATGTTAAAGAAGGCGAATATTTTTATAATGTTCCTAAAAAACGCTTTCAATTTGCACAGCTTTCTTAATTTTTTTCAACACAAATACTAGGACATACCCTATGAGTGGTAATTTAATCATTGCAACAGGTTTAATTTACCTGTATATTGCAATAGAACAGTTAGTCAAAGGTAATGTAGCAATGTTTATATGTTACTTAGGATACGCTGGAGCCAATGTTGGCTTATGGATGATGGCAACTAAATAAGAGGAGAAGCCATGAAGAGGAGTTTATTAGCAGCATTGCTGTTGCTAGGTGGAGTAGCCTCCGCACAAGTAACAAGCTGGGACAACAGTCCCTATAACTGGAACAACAGCCAGTACAACTACAACAATAGTTCTAACAATTGGAATAACAGTCCAAGCAATTGGGACAATAGTCCAAACAATTACAACTCAAACAATGGTGTTTACGACAACCAAGGTAATCGTCAGGGATATGCAGTGCCAAGCCCTAGCGGAACAGTTAACTATTACGACAACCAAGGTAACCGCCAAGGCTACGTCCCTTATGGAAGATAAGATGATTGACTATTCAGAAACTATTCTTGAACTTAAAGCCGGTGAAAAAGAGTTAAGTAAATTATTGCAACAGCGTGACTTTGCTGGTTCTTGGGACAAGTGCAATGACTTGATTATTGCGTTGATTGATTTGAAGTTTTGGTTGGATAAACAAAAATGATACTAACAAATAAATATAACCTTCCACAGACATTTATGAATGTCTTGGATCGCCCTACCTATAGCAAAGGTAAAGCGCACCTATCAGCTACCGAGTTGATTAATAGCCCACGCATTGTGCTTTTGCGTAAGAAGTATGACGAACAGATTACGACCGATGTATCTGAGATGATGTGGTCTATTTTTGGTACCGCTATCCACTCAGTATTGGAGCAAGGCAAAGACGCCAATCATATTGTAGAACAACGCCTTCACACCGAGATTGATGGCTGGCATTTGTCGGGCGCTATTGACCTGCAAAAGGTTGTCGAGGATGGCATTGAGATCAGCGATTACAAGACCGTAGGAGCGTGGTCTGTAATGAACGAGAAGATAGAATGGGAGCAACAGTTAAACATCTATGCGTGGCTTGTAGAGCGTGTTAAAGAGGCTCCTGTAGTTAAGCTAGATATCGTAGCCATCATTCGTGATTGGAACCGCAGAGATGCACAGACCCGTCAAGGATACCCAGAGGCACCAGTTGCTGTGATTAACATCAACTTGTGGCCTATGGAAGAAAGAGAATCATTCATCCGCAACCTTATACATATACATTCGGGAGCTTTATTTGCGGCTGAGGCTGGAGAGGAGTTACCTTTGTGTACTCCTGAGCAGATGTGGGAAAAACCCACGATGTATGCAGTAAAAAAAGAAGGTGCATCACGAGCAAAGTCAGTTCATGAAGAACTAGAGGCTGCCGAAATAGCTTTAGAAAAAGCTGGAAAAGAATACCAATTGGAGATTCGTCAAGGAGACCGCACTCGTTGCTCGTCATTCTGCCCAGTCGCCGAATGGTGTGATCAGTACCAAACCTACCTGAAGGAGAAAGTAAATGTTTGATCAAATGTTAAAAGCTTTTGAGCGTGAGTTTATTGGGCAGTCTAAGATTTGGCATCCAGTAAGCGACTCTATCTATCATGGTCGTATGTCCGATGCAGAGATCGAGGCAATGCGGGCAAGGAATGAAGAGGCTATTAAGAAGTGTATTAAAGATATGGGCAAGAAGTGGCTTTTGCATCCATCACATAAGGTAACTCGTCTATGAGCGCAAATGATGGTCAAGTTGGTGGAACGCATTACAAAGATAAAGCAATCCAGCCATGGGATTACATCGTTGCTAACGACCTTGGGTACCTAGAGGGAAACATTGTGAAATACATTTCTCGCTGGAGATCTAAGGGTGGCATTGATGACCTACGCAAGGTATTGCATTACACACAGAAGTTAATAGAAGTAGCAACCAAAGAGGAAATGAAATGAGTGTTTATAAGAAGTTACAAGAAGCCCGTATTAAATTGCAAAATACGCCCTTAAAAAAGTCTGGTCACAACAAGTTTGCTGGCTACCATTACTTTGAATTGGGAGACTTCTTGCCAGCCATTCAAAGGATCAACTCTGAATTAGGTTTGTGCGGTGTTGTATCGTTTGACCACAACATGGCTTTCCTACAGATCAATGACACAGAAGACGGTACTTCAGTAATGTTTACTTCACCTATGTCATCTGCTGCATTAAAGGGTTGCCATGACGTCCAGAATTTGGGTGCCGTTCAGACGTACTTACGTCGCTACCTCTGGGTTAACGCCTTTGAGATTGTGGAAAACGACCAGCTTGAAGCAGTTACTGGCAAGGATGAGCCAGCAAAAAAGCCTGACGCAGTAGTTACTCCCGTGGCTACTGCTAAATCTATACCAGTAGTTCCAAGCATTAAGCTATCTGAGAAGGTCGCCTTACCAGGTGAATGGACATTGAAAGTTATCAATGACAAAACAAGCACAGCAGATCAATGGCTTGAGTCTTTACAGGCTGGGACAGATACTCTATTGGCTTTGGCATCTAAACCAGAAGATGTAGATAACATTTTTAAAGTAAACCGCTCTACATTTGATAGAGCTAAAGAATTAGACCCGACATTCTACGGGGAATTAGTAGTAAGTTTTAATAAAACCAAGAAGTCTTTTAAATAAGGAGAAGTAAATGGAATATCCAAATAAAGGTATGTTGTTTTTTGTCGATGAGAAGCGTTCTGAGAAGGCGCCCGACTTGAATGGTTACATTAAGATCGAGCGTGACTACCTCAAGGAATTGATGGATAAGGGTGAGCCTTTGATAGAGATTAAGCTATCCGCATGGAAAAAGATCTTTGCATCCGGCAAGAAAGGTATCTCTGTATCTGTAGATACTTATGTTAAGAAAGATCAACCTACAACATCTGCAACGGAGAAAGATCCATGGGCATAACTAAAAAAACAGCGGTCATTGCTAAGACTCAAAAAAAGCGTGGTCGTCCAGCAGGATCTAAAAACAAGACAGTTAGTAGTGAAGGCTGGGTTCCACCACCAACAGATTGGGAAAAACTTGCTAAGCGACTTCAAGAAGCATTGGCTACTGAGATGAAAGAAAATGAATCTCTTAAGGAGGTTGTGGAGGACTTTAAGAAAGTTATCCGCCTTGACTCTAGTTTTACTTTTGTTGACCGTTTAAAGTTTTTGATTACAGGAAAACTATAAATGGAAACCAGTCAGTTTGAAGCCAAGAAGGTAGCTCTCAAGCAGACTAAAGACGGCCATGTACTAACGCTTGCCATCCATCCAGATGAAAGCCCTGATGAGATTCTAAGGGACTTTGTAGGCTCTAGGTACATGGTGGTTATGGTTCGCCTTGCTGACAACGAGGAGCCAATGGATCGTCAAGATTTTGCTGGATCCCAAGCTGTCAAAGTAGCTGGAATTATTTGCAGAGATCGCCAGTTCTGGGACTTCTTGCATGAGCATGGTTACTTGTTTGAGAGAAGCGAAGAGGCTGCAAAGGATTGGTTATGTGCTTATTTAAACATAGAGTCCCGTGCAGACATTAAAACTAATATGAAAGCTAGAGCTATGTTCGAGCGATTAAATGAGGAGTTCAAAGCATGGAAAGCAAACTAGTTCCCTATAGCTTGTATTTACCAATTGAGCATGTCACCAGACTAAAAGAGATGTCAAAGGCAGACCGCACGGCATCTTCTTTTATTAGAGATGCGTTGATTGTAGCCTTAGAAGGCATGGATCAATTTAATAGTGGTTATAACAAGGGATTGCGAGATGCCTGTAAGGTAATTCGTGATACCAAAGAATCTTCTATTTTGTTGATTGGCAACGACAGGCTAAGCGATATATTAGTGGAGAGCATTAATATGCTGGAGCAAAATGGAAAATAAAGACAAAGAATACATGCGTTTTTTAGCTTCTTGTTTTGCGCTAGTTAATTGTGGAAACCCCGCTGGAGCAGTCAAACTGGCAGACGAACTTATAGAGGAGTTGGAAAATGAAAAGATTGTTACTGGTGGCATTGTTGACATTGTCCCTAAACGTAAACGCAGCCGTAGTAGCTGAGGCTGTTAACGCTGGCGGTGGAAGTATTGCTTTGACGGATGTAAAATGCACTAGTATTCCGAACACTTTTATTGCTTATACTTATATCAGCAATGGCAAGTCACTGATAGGGTGTTGGGCAGCCGAAAGCGGGCGGGTATTTATCCAATGGAATGATGGTGATTTAAGGTCATATCCGCTTGATATGTTCCGTCAGGCAACAAGTAAAAAGAACTACATGTGAACATACTATTATTTTGCACTGCATTCTTGATAGCTCTATTTGCGTGGGTTTTAAACACGCATGTGGAGCCGTCAGTTTACGCCTGTGCTGAGGTATCAAAACAGGATCCCATTGAAGTACAAAAGCTTTGCGCTCAAGCCAAAAGGAACAGACCATGGATGAAGTAGAAGAGGTTATACTAGCGCTAAGAGCTGCTGGTGTGTCTATACCGCAGTACAAAATATTGCCAGACGGATCCTACTACTTCTATTATGGACAAGAGAACACTGATATTGGAATTCATAGCGAAGAACCCAGGAGTTATGTCAGTTGATATTAATGTAGGTTTAGGGCGAGCCTCTGTAGGCGCCCATACACGGGCTTTAATGGACGCTGGAATGCTTGTTAAAGACGCTAATTTAGGATGGCATTTAGCTGATGGATTTATACTTAGAATAGAACCCAAGAAACTAACTTCTATAGATATTGCTGGAGAATGCATTCGAAAGATGGTTGATGTCAACAAAAGATGAAAGAAAACATTTTTCGAGTGTTGCAGACATCGGCTGCATACTTTGCAAACATCTTGGTTACGGACCCACCCCCTGTGAGATACACCATATACGTCGGTATGGAGGTAAGCGAGATAACGCCCCTGTTATCGGTCTCTGCCCAGAGCATCACCGAGGCAATACCGGTGTTCACGGCCTTGGAGCTAAAGCCTTCGAGAAAGCTTATGCCATTACCCAACTTGAGTTATTGGAGGCCACGACCAAAATACTACACGAGAAGGATGAGGCTGCTAGACTCTTTAAATGAATAAGTTGGGAGGGCAACCGTGGGTTGCAGGCGAAAAGAGGAGAACGCCGTAACCTCCCATTGGATAGTATATATTACAACTCCAGCGGATCGAAGCCCAATTCATCAGATATGACTTTGGTGCGCCGCCTAAACTCAGCGTCGTGGTGAGACCAGCGATTAGTTTTATGCCTACTCATGTGGACGGCTTCGTGACATAAGACCCGAATAACTGTTGCTAAATGACCACATTTTTTAGTTGAAATGGTAATGACGTGTTCAAAATCACCGCCATCATCGTACAAATAAGTACCCATTACCTCTGGGTCTTGATCCACTATAAATTGAACTTCTTCAGGCAAGGGCATTGACCAGCGATCAAAAGGCTTCATGCAATAGATTGCACAATATAAGTTCTTTAAGATTGCTGACGTTAGTTTCATACCTTGTTAATGCATCCCCTAAATTCAAAAGAATCTTCTCCGCATACTTGGATTAGCTCAGGCAACATTAGTCTGCCCTCCTCAAATGATAACAGAGCAAAGCCCTCTCTCCAGTCTTTAGGGTTATCCTCGGTATATGCCATGAACTGTTCCCCGTGAATGTTCGCTAGGCAGCCCGTTTGAACCCCATAGCGGGTTCCGTTGTAGTCGGTGAAGGGTTGGACAGCCAAATTGTGTGTGTGGCCTGTAATCATGTTACAGCCCGAATTAACGGTATTGGCTCGACCAGCCCCAAATCCACCCTTCCAGCGGTGCTTAATACAGGTATCTTCATTGACAAAATATGACCAGCATGGCTTCCACATAGGGAAGTGGTCTTTAAGGGTAAACCCTGCTACTCCCTCATATGTACCCATCTGAGCTGATAGGAAGGTCTCAAATCGGGCATCGTGGTTTCCAAGGGTCCATATAAGCTCAGCTCCTACGGCAGCCTTCTCAATGCCTGCCATCATTTCCTGACAGGCCTCTAGTTCTTCCTTAACCGTTGGGGTCTTTTCCCAGCCAATACGGGCATGACGGCTAGCTTGTGAACCGTCAAACATATCTCCATTTGCCACTACCACTTTAGGGCGAAACTCTTTAATCATTAACAGCAACGCTTTATAAGATGTGCTGACATCATCAGGCCAGAAGTGGGCGTCTGAAAATACTATTACTCGACCCTTTTCCATGTTGATACCACGCCTTGCATGACCGGGAGTTTGTTGTAGCTTTGTTAAGCTATTTCTTCTAGCATCGTTATGCGTAGGTAATTCCATATTGCGTCTTACTTCAACGCTTCGTCGTCGGTTATATACAGATCGAACGGACAGTTTATGTTTTTCTGCAAACTTCTGTGGGCTTCCTAGCTTAATCCATTCTTCAATAAATTGATCATCGGTTAAATAGTAGCCAGACATAGTTTCCTCTTTAGTTTTATTAACTTATCCGCATATTACATTGATTTTAAAAGGAAATACAAGTAATTAGGGAAAGTCCCTATTTTTTAGCTTCAGATATCTGCTCGTTAATGTTATCCATTAATTCAATAATGCGGTCAGCCTTAGCTTTAATGTACTCCTCATCAGCACCACGCTCTTTTAAATCCCTGCGTTCTTGTCTTAATTTAGAGATTTGATTTTCTACGCTATTAACTCTTGTCCAAAGCACGGCTTCTGGATGCCTCTCAATGTATTCAGAATAATCTTGACCATACTTTTTGCGATTTTTAATTTCGTGTTCGTGCTGAGACATTTCAACAACGTTATTAAAGAACCTCTGTGCTTTAGTTGAATTAGTATCAACATCACCATAGAAACGACCAAGTAATGGGATACGATAAGACGGAGTTTCTTCACCGTTAATTAGGTTGTAAACCACATCTCTTGTCTTAGCTAGCTCACGACCAACACCACCGGTTACTTGACCAGCGTAGTAATCAATCTCATCTGCAGTAGGACTAATCTTTCCTTTAGTATTCTCTTCAAATCCACTTGTTAAATAATTTAAAGCATAAGAAACACCTTGGCTGATTGAGCTAGCTCTTTCGCTAGAACGTGTATAGCCAGGGGTAGGATCACTTGCACGATCTGGTTTGTAAATTGGTCGTGCGTTCATATCTTTGTTCTCAGCAACGGAGACTGGAATCTTTAGCACTGTTGGCACAAATGTACGATAACCTAACTCACCACCACCTAATGGGTTGAATGCTTCAACTATAGCCCCAGCCATACCTGTTAAGGCTGAGCCAGCTTTGCGATCACCAAACATAAACTCTGAGCCAATACGCCCAATACTTGGAAATACGTTATATCCAAGTGGATAAGGAATAGTAATAATTCTATTGCCACCAGTTGGAATTACAAAGTTCTTAGCACGAATAAACTCAGGAGGATCATCATCTGGAAATGCGGATAACATAACGGCTTGAATTACTCCTATGCCAACACCTGCAGTCATAATTTTCTTACCAGCAGGAGAAGTTAAAGTCTCATAGATACGAGCAGTACCACGCAAGCCAGCGTTAAAGAAGACGTAATAAGAGTTAATACGCTTAGCTATTCTTCCTTTGCGATCAAAATTAACCGTTAATTCTTTAGCAATATAAGCGCCCTTATCCCTAGATAGACCAGCACCACCTTCGCTCTTAGGGGCAATTGCAGTTTTATATGCAGCAAAGCGAACAGAGTTTTCCATTACATCATTAAAGTCTGATAAGCCTTGAGCAATCCTACGACCAGCTTTCTTGAATTTGTTGTCAGAGTACTTCTTAAGCTCTTGCTCAACTATCTGCTCTTCTTCCTTACGGCGCATGAGCATGTCTCTGTAACCAGTTTGACCGCCATCATCTCTAAACTGCTTAAAGAGCATGGCATCTACGTACTCTGGTGTACCTTTTTTAAACATTTCATCCAAGGGAATACCCTTACGTTCAGCCTTTAATACCTTTCTAATGGTATTTAAGGAAGGAGGAATCTTGCTAGCTACTGCTTTTTGCATACCCTTTAACTCTGTTGAAGCCAAGTTAAGCATAGCGCCTTCGGAGTCACGCACTAAGTTAACCATACCGAACACAGGGTTGTATTGGGTATTGACCGCAGCAATCCAATGAGAAACTGCACCGATAGCTGTGGTAGCTGCGTCTAGTTTATCAATGTCTAAACCACTAATGGCTCGTGCCATACGCATTGCTTGTGGATTATTGCGGTTAAAGAAGATGTAACGGTCTTTTCCGTTAATACGTACCGGAAATGCGTTATCTTGGGCCAATGTCAGGGGAGATAGTTTGTAGCCAACTTGGCCAGTTTCTTTATCAATAAAAGGTGTTCGAGGAGCGTCAATCAAATTCATGACGGCATCAACATCTTGAACGCCAAAATCTATTAGCTCTTGTCTAGCAGCTTTCTTGCTCTTGACAGCATCAGGATTAAACGCATACCAAAAGTCTGGCTGTGGATTGGTGATTGCTAAACCATATAAAGCATGACCAACTTTCATTTTCTCTTGACGAACAATAGCCCGTTCACGCTGAGAAATAATGTTGCCAATAACGTTTACCACTTCTTTGGTAGAACCAGTAGCCCGCTTGTTTGTGCTTCCACGAACCCTAAATCCAGAACCCATTTGTGTACCTGGAGGGCTAACAAAGTCATCATCAGCACGAAACAGAGGAACATAGTCTTTATAAGTCTTACGCCATGTATTAATTAAATCTTCTTCTTCAGCGCCAGAACGCACCAGAACATCCTGAGTTTCCTTGATGATGGCATATACTTTGTCAGCCAAAGCTTCAAACTGTTCCCTTTTTTCTTTGGGTAAGTTTTTTAAATACTCTCTGGCTTTATCAGTATGAACGCCAGATCCTTGGTCTAGTAGCTTGGCGTTACCAATATTGCGCTCGTTCATCTTGTCGTTACGCTCTTCAGCGTGACGCATATGTAGATACTCTTCCAAACTTTCTAATGGAATGCCAAGCTTGTTCATCTCTTTAACCAAAGGCAGAACTTCTTCGTTTAAGAAATCTTTAACTTGTGCTGCAACTTTACCGTGGTATAGAGTTTCTTTTTGATATGCATTAAACATATCATCAATCGTCTTACCTTTGGATTCAATAGCATCTTGCAACATCTTGGTATCAATTTGCTGATCAAACCATTGATACAAAACATCATCCTTCGTATACCCAAACATAAAATCTTTTTGTTCTGGCATTGTGAACGAGTACAGTTCAGGAGTAGCTTCAGGAGAAACTTCTTGGCCTGTCTTCTTAGCCTTAAATGTACGTCTTACATTCTCAAACTGTTGGCCTTGAGTAAGCATTAGTTGGCTCTTAAACTTGCCGTCACCTTTGGCTAAGCTATCTAAAGCACGAATGATAGGAGCATTAGAATCTAAACCAAACAGGCTCTTAGCCTTCTCTCCAAACTCTCTAAGCCATTGCTTAAGCTTGCCCATAAAGGACTTATCGCCTTCAAAGCGAGATTGTGAAATCTCAGTAGCATTAACCGCCCAAAATTCAGACGGGCTAAAGAACTGATAGTTACTATAATCTACAGAGCCATCAGAAACCGCCTTTTTAGCTTCCCTCATGGCGTTCATGTCATCGTATAAATGAAAGTCAATGACATTTTTAAAGTAATCTTTTAATGCTACATCATCACCTTTGTTAGCTTTGTCAGCGTTCTTAAGCATCCGCTTGAGCCATAGCTTACGAATACCAATCTGAACCTTTTCAGGCATCATGCGCTCTGAATGGTGAAGAATTTCGTGTACTGCAGACTCACTATTGCCAGAGTCTTTAAATAAAGTAATTAGGCGAGACATGCTATTGTAGGTAGCAGAAGGGGTATTCTCTCCAGCCTTCTTAATAGAGATAGCTATATCATCAGCAACATTAGGGTTTTTACCTATAAACCAAGTAGCAAAGTCTACCGCCTGTTGATCAAGCTCACCTCTGCGTACAGCACGATTCATCTTCTCTAGAATCAGATTGCCACCACGCTCACGCTTAGCTTCTGTTCTTTCTTTCTTAGTGTCCTCTAACAGTCTGCTAATTTGGTTGGCAACAATATCAGATGAGATACGACCTTTTTCAAACAAGTTTTTAAGGCGAGTAATCTCTGTGCGTAATGAAGGAGTACGATCTGTTCGGATTAAAAGCTCTGCTGGCACAACGCTAGTGCGCTCAATATTCTCAATCTGTGGGCGTTTAATATTTTCTGTGGATAATTTATCTTCTGGAGTGGTTGCATAATTATCTGGAGAAAAACCTTTTTGAATAGCCTCTTGATCTAAACGCTGAACAAGTTCTGGTTTTAATAATCCACGCTCACGTTCACCACCATTAAAGTAACGAATCTCAACTGGAAGATATTTAAATCCAAGCGCTTTAGCAGCCATAATTCTATGATTGCCTTCGCTTATATATGGAGTTCCATTTTGATCAACAGTAATAAATGGGGCATAATCTCCTCGCTCAGTCTGAGGAAGCTTCCCAGTTTCTCCCATTACCTTCTTGAGGGAATCTAAATCTTCTTGACGAATATTACTTTGCTCGTTATTTTCGCCAGAAATTGTTGCAAGCACATCTACTGGCAATAAAACATTTTTATTAAAAGTACCCGTTAAACTACCATAAACCTTTGGAGCGCCAGATGGTTTATAACCATATTTTGTAGTAAGAAAGCGTTTTTCTTGCAACCAATTTTCATTTGGAATATCCGATGAAAAATTTACTCTTGTAGTTGCAGGACGTTCAACATTATCTAACACTTGTGCCGCTGGACCAAATGGATTTTTAATGGCTTCTTTAACAACAGTCTGTGGGTTTATTGGAAGCTCAGCTAACATAGCTTGTTTATCTAAAGCCTTAGACTCTGGTGTTACTGGAACTGTGGTTTCCCCAACCTCTGGAGGGGTTGGCTCCTTCTGTTGGAACATAGCTTGATTCTCTTCCCAGAACTGCTTTGCAGCAGCCGCAGTTTCTGGATCGTTTACATCAAGACCTTCAGTTTTAATTTGGTTGATGTATTCATCGTATGTTTTAGGTAAGGTAAGCTCTGGTGTTGCTTCTGGAGCAACAGTCGTAGCCTCTGGAGCAACAGGCTCTTCTCTTTTGCCGCCTAGCTCTTCTCTAGTTCTTTCTAGCTTTTGCTCCATCTGCGGAGTAATGACTTCTTCTGGCTTTTTAGCGGCGCCCATAGCCTTAATCGCTTGTTGTGCAGCAGCACCACCGCCAATCATTAATGAACCTTGCGCTACTGTAGCTACTAAGGTGTCAGCAGATCCTTGTAAAAACTCTTTAATGCCAGCTTCAGGGTTTACTCCAAAGCCTTTGTCTGTAGCAAACTGACCAGCATAAGTAAGCTGTTCGCCAGGTATTTCTTTTACTAAAGCTTTAGCAAAGAATGTAGATAAGTCTTTTGTTGGAATATCTTGGGCAATCGCCTTGATACCTTTAAGAGTATCGCCTAAACCAAATTTCTCACCCAATACTTCAAAGCCCGCATATAGGCTTGAACGCATTGCAGCATCAGAAGTATTCATGCCCATGCGTTTACTATCGTCATAAGTCTGACCAAATGACTGAGCAAACATAGAAGCTAATACAGGAATCTGCGATCCAGTAACTACACCGCCAATTAATGCGGGCATTTGTTGAGCAATAGACTCAACTGCATTCTCAAAAATAGCAACTGGTTTGGATGGTGCTACACCAATAGCTTGTGTATAGCGGTTTAAGCTATCAAGCGTTCTCTTGGTATCGGTTGTATCTAAACCCAATACATCGCCAACAAACATATTGATACCGCCAGCACCCTTGAGAATAGCTGATCCACCTTTAACGCCAGAACGCTTTAAGAACTGGGTAGTCTCTTCAATACCAGTCATCTCTGGACGCATGCGATATTCACGCTCAATATCGTACTCAGGAGGGGCTTCTCTTACTTCTCCATAAGGGGTCATCTTGCCAGCACCGGCCATAGCCTGACGTTTAGCCGTAGCTTCAGCAAAGTCGGGCGCCAAACCTTGTCCCATTAAGAAGCTTTTACGGGCTTCTAGGCGGGTGTCAAAAGTATCCGCCGGCACCATGGGTTTATAAAACTGGTCAGGGCGTTCGGTCTTAGTGATTAAATCTTGGGCAAGATAGAACTCATGGATAGGCTTAAAGCGTGGATCCTTAGCGGCTAGTTCTTCTCTTTGGAGGGGCGTAGAAGCGTCATAAACACGCTGTAGAGGATTATCAGTAGTAGGAAGGTACTCACCTGTAGGAAGGATGTCTTTAGGGGCTGTAGTACCCGTTAAAAGCGTTGGCTTAGGAACATCAATTTTAGGGGACATGCCAGTCATCTGAACGCCAGCCATAGGATCATCAGACGGCTCAGGCTGTTGCCTCTCAAAAGTCAGGCGTTTGGCAGTACTTTGGATTACTGATGGGTCTGTACCGTCTGGAAACTCAAGGGTAGTCCCATCAAACAATTTGGCTTCAATTGCCATAGTAACCTTTTATTGAATTAAATTGCCGCTTGCATCGAACTGTAGTGTACTAGAAGACGGTACCTTTGTAGGAGAAACTGGGGGACTAGTACTAAAGATATTCTTAATGCTTTGCAAGACACCTTTGCTTGGCGGTTTAACAGGAGGAATGTACACAGGCAATTTTGGAGGGACATATTCGCCCTTCAAAGAAGTCTGAATATAAGACTGTCTAATAGCTTCTAACTTATCCCTGTAATACTGGATCTTAGGATCATCTGGTTTTACAGACTCAAGTTCCTTAAGAATCTTTGTTGTAGCCTGATAGTCATCATCATTAGCGGCATTCTTTAGTGCGCCGTCTAGTAATCCACGACGCTTAGCTTCTGCGGTTGCTGCAGCAACTTCTGCGGCATTATCAATTTTCTCTTGATTCTGTCTAATTCTTTCTTTTCTGGTGTAATCTAAGCTTTCTAAGGCATTTTTCTTAGATTCATTTAGTTTTTCTAAGGCATCTTTCTTATATTCAGTTAATTGCTCTTGTGCAATTTTCTTAGCTTCATACAACTGCTTACCTTCTAAAGAGCTAGATTGAATCTTACGCAGTGCATTTAACTCAGAACCACGCTGTTTAGATAGGTTAGCGTAAGCATTAACACCAGCAGCAGCGCCTTGACCAATGTTTTGGAACGCATATGGAGATGATCCGCCCATCATGCCAAAGCCAGCTTGCATTAAAGCAAGGTAAGCATCTTGTTTTCTACCTGCTTTATTTTCTTCAATAGCTTCACTTTGCTTGCGCAACATCTCATCGTATTCATTTACTGGTTTATTTGTTGCAGCCAACAATGGGTTTCGAGAATAGCCTTCAAAGTCTGCCATGTCTTGACCAGCATCATAGTCAGCTATTGAGAATGTCTGAGGCTTAACAACAGCAGGTTCATAACCCTGTCCATCTTCGTAGTAATTAGAAGCATAATAATCGTCTAATGGAACGCCACCAACAGCAAGCTTAGCAATACCACCTTGAGCAAAATGAGATTTATATTTCAAAGTTTCTTTTGGAATCGGTAAAGTCTTATCTGATGCTAACCACTTCTTAACATTACCAGGACCCCAGTTGTAAGCCATAGCAGCAACTTGAGGATCCTTAAATTCATTTAACATGGCAAGACCGTACTCTCTGCCAACACGCTTTAACTCTTCTGGACTCTTATCACGGGCTGGAGTTACTCCATAACCAGGATCAATCTGAGTCTTAGGCATCACTTGCATAATGCCTTCTGCGCCTTTTTTAGATGTTAGGATTTTGCCCTTTTCATCAAAATGCTTACCACGACTCTCAAGATGTTCAAGCTTAGAAAGGAATCCTTCTACATGGTTATCATCAACCTTTGTTGAAGGCTGGGTTTCTTTTTTAGCTTGCTCATAAGACTGAGGAAGGATATTACGAATGCCAGCAGTTGCTTCTCTCATGCCAGAAGTGGCATCTTTAACACCAGAAGTGAGTGAATCAGATACGCCAGCAACACGATTTTTAAGCATTGCATAGATTTCGTCAACACCACTTCTACGTTTTGCAGTTTCACGCTTATCTAAATAATCTTGATAATCTTCATCATCAGCCTCACCACCATTAGCAAACGCAACAATACCGCCAGAAGCCATCCCTTGTGGCATACCTGAAGGTAACTGGGTTACACCAGGCTGGTTCTCTGGGAGTTGCTGTGCTTGCATAGCTTGCAACATACGAGGATCAACTTGTTGAGGAGGCATCTGTGGCATTTGTTGTGGTGCCATTGGTTGTGGCGCTGCTTGTGCTAACACATCATCAGCAACGGTTCCTGTAGGAGCTGAAGCTGGAGCTTGTAATTGTTGACGGCGCTGAATCTCAGCTAGAGCTAAGAACTGAGGCACTACGCTATTAGGATTCTTTGCATAGCCAACAAGCGTACCTTGAGGCACATCTTTTAATTGTTCTGATAATTGTGTAATGTTCATACTTAACCTAACAATTGATTTAAGCGAATGTCAGCTAGACCACTTGCTGCTGGCATACCAGCGCCCATTACTTGAAACCTGTTGGGCATTGTTTGACCTTCTGCTGAGTTACGGAATGCACCAGCTAAATCTTGTGCGCTAACTCTACCAGAATTTAATAGATCTAAATTATGTTGATAGCCACGTTGATCAGCTTTTCTACCTAGCATATTTGCATAAAGAGAATTTACATAGTCTTCGTTAGAACCACCAAATGCGGGACCTATACCAGCACTCATAGGAGTACCTGGTTGAGGTATTTGACCCATAGGTATAGCGCCAGTCATTGGAACTTGAACCATATCTCTATTAGGCATTAATCCAGCAAGACCTGCACCCATAGGTATAGCACCAGTTTCTTGAGGATTGTTTCTTAGGTATTCTTGCATACCCATATCACTACCCATACCACCCATACCTTCAGCTATACCACCTTCAGCATAACCCTTAATAACACCACCTTTGGCCTTAAACATTTTGTACAAACCGTAGGCACCCATACCAGCGGTACCTAAACCAGCTAACTGTGAAGTTGCATTAGGAGGAGCTTGATAACCTTGACTAGTTTGACTGGTACTAGTAAATGGCAGATTAGACATCATCTGCTGTGCAATCTGCTGTTGCTGGTACGGAAACATTTGTTGTTGCATACCAAACTGGTTTTGTAATTGCAATTGCGCTAATCTAGCTTGTGCTTGTTGAGCAGCAATATTTCCTAATGTACCGCCAGCTTGTGTAGCTCCAGCGTAACCTTGTTGTGCGCCACTAACACCTTGTAAGCCAACTTGTGATCCTTGCATAGCGGTACCAAGTCCAGCCAAACCAACTTGTTGACCTTGCATACCAGCTTGTAAACCTTGAAGTCCAAGCTGTGATCCAAATTGCTGAGCTTGTCTTGCTTGCTCAAATGCAGTTTGCTGACCTGTAGCATCAATACCAGCCAAGCGGTTTTGTAAACCACGATTAGCTTCTGACTGTTGTAGTGCTAAACGATTGCCGCCAAATGCTCCAGAACCAACTGCTTGTGCAGCCATTTGTGGAGCTTGAATTTGGTAATCACGAATAGCTTGTTGTTTCTGATAGTCAACCACATTTTTCATGTATGGCGACATATATTGCGCCATGGCTTCTGGGCTAGTAGCTTGCTGTGCATACATATCACCAGCACGACTTGCTGCGGTACCCATTGCTGCACCAGTATCACCGTACTTAACACCTTGAGCGCCGTACTCAGCGCCTTGTCTTCCGTAATCTAAAGCAAAAGGAACTGTACTTAGAGAGCCTTTACCGCCAGCTTCTGCTAACGCCTGACCAGATGCAAATCCACCAGGAAGTTGTAAACCTGCAGCGCCAACATAAGATTGATTTAATAGCTCAGGAGTTTTCTGATTAGCGATAAGGTTCTGAGTAGCATTTAAATAATTGCTGATGTACGGTTGAAATTGAGGTTGAATAGACGGCGTAGTTGTCTGCGTCCCCTGTGATGTTGGGCTGGATGGCAGTGAACTGGCGCCAAATATTCCGTCTAAAATACCCATAATTTAATCCTTTGGTAAAAATTTATTTGGATTGATTTTCTTACCCTGACTCTTGCGTCCAGTACGGGCTTGACGAATCTGATCCATCATCTTGTACAACTGCTTAGCGCCAGCGTCTGTAGAGCCATTACCTAAATGACTCACTACATCTGCTGGAACCACGAATTCTCCATCAGCCAATGCTGCTGGCTGTTTTTGTCCTATGCGGGCTGGTATGCCATCAGACATGCCATCGCCGGGGCCTTTCAATAGACGGCCACCATCAGAGTATGAACCAAGCGTAGAAATTCCGCCACCTCTTTCATACATCATACCGCCTTGAGCTGCACGGCGAGTATTATAGCTATATAGCGTTGGGTTATACGCTAAGCCACTAGTATTTGTTGGCATCATATAAGGTGACATAACAAGTGGTTGTTGCTGTGGATACTGTTGTGGTGGAGCTGTTGTAGTAGTGGTTGTGCTAGTTGGGCCAGCACTACCGCCTCCACCAGAACCACTACCTAAAGCATTCATTGCAAGGTTGCCCGCCATTAGTTTTTGATAGGTATCCATTCCACCAGCAGCAGCTTTTTCTTTGGCATAATTTAATGGCCCGTTATATGCAGCGCTCATGTCATATATTGGTGCGCCTTGATTGGCAATATAGGGTGTTGTTCCTAAGTCTGCAGTAGACACCCCAGGAAAAGCACTAGCTCCACTAGATACAGAAGAAGAAGGAGCAATATAAGACGTAGTGCCTAAGTCTGCTGAAGATATTCCAGCAGTACTGCCCAATGTTCCAGATCCCAAAGAACCTAATAAAGTTTGAGAAGCAGGCACTCCAGTATAAGTTAAACCACCACCCAAGGCAGCCAAACCAGCACCAGCGCCTATCGTACCAGCAACAATGTATGGAGCTGCGTCAGCTAAACCACTTTGACCAAATCCGCTATCTAAATAGTTAGGAGGCAAAGGAATTGGTACACCATTCTCATCTACACGCAGATTACCTTTAGCATCTTGGTATCCGCCTTTAGTAAACATTGGGTCAACTACAACGTCAACGCCACCAATCTTTTTGGTAAGCTGGTTAAGTCCGCCATTCCAAGTTAGTCCTGCACCGGTTGGCTGGTAATAACCATCTTTGTTTAATGTGTATTCGTTTCTTGCGGGCGTAGCGGCCTGAACAATTCCGTCTCTTCCAATATGCATGGTAGAGCCATCGTTTAATGCATAAGCGCCACCACCAGTAGGTTTACCAGTTTCTGGATCTAATGTAGGAGCAAAGTTTTTGATCTGATCTGTAGGGATCGTGTAATCAACGCTTTTCATCCCACCGTATGGATCTTCTGGATCTAGCGTTTGTAACTTAACTTGTCCTGATTCTGGATTCCATGCGGCTGGCTCTTCTACTTGGCTACCAGTTTCGCCGTCAAAATGCGCAATACCACCATCTGCAAATCTAGATACAGGTTGCCCAGTTAACGGGTTTACCGCTGGGTCATAATCTGCAATAGCGGCTTGGGCGCCTAATGGCATTTGAGTTGGCGTAGCGTATTGGCTACGGTCAAGCTGACTCATAGGGTACATACCCTTGTTCATAAAATCGTACCGATCTAAGCCCCCAATTCCGTTGGAATCAGTATTTTGGGTGTTCTGTTGAAGGAGCGATTCTATGCCCATATATAGCCTTTAAGGACGGATTTACTAGAGTTTATCATGTTGTTAATGCCGATACAAAGGTTATAGAGCCAATTGCAGAGGGAACTGCTGGGTGCGCCATGGGCGTTGTTTCTACTGGTTGAGCATGGATATAAATACCAACTCGTGTAGTAGCATTAGCTGCTTGAGCTGTTCCCCACCATAGCCCTACATTATCACCAGCGTTTAATGGAAATACTACTTCTGAATAGCCACAAACAAAAGCTGAAACGTTAGCGCTTTTACGAGCTGGGGTGGTAAAAATAGTAGCTGAACTAGCTATATCGGAACCATTTCCTCGCAGCCAAACAGTAGCATCGTGCTGAGCGTTATCGTTATTAGCAAACTGAAGACTATAGGTAATCTTATATATACCTGACACTGTGGCAGTTGCTGTGCTATTAGCGTTTAAAGTAAACCCACTAATGTTGCTTGCAGTATTCCATAAAACTATTGTTGCCGTGTTATTAGCCGTTGCATATTGGTCAGCACTATCTTGCGCAGCAATAAATGGAAAGTTTAAATATGAACCCCCGTTTGCACCACCAACTCCTGATGCAAAGTTATCAAGTTGGTTAAAGTACAGACGCAATACGTTGGTAAGCTGATCTTGATACTGCTGGCTGTAGTCTACCGGGCCAATAGGTAGATTGGGTGCCTTTGGTGGTATTAATACCCCTGATTTTAATTCAGTTGCCATTAACGTCGTCCGTCAGGTCTAATATCAATACGTGGAGTACCCATCTGCCAAGACACCCCTAATCCATCAGAGTAGATTTTCATAGCCATTTGACGACCACGAAGGCGGGTATAGACCTGCCCTGTAAACTCTTGAATTGTATATACGGGAACTGTACTAAAGTTATTGGCACTTTGAACAGAGTTTATATCTGACGTATTATAGCTTGTACCGCTGTTCTGGCGTGGGCGTAACTGCATAGTAACCGTAGGCTGGTTTACGTTTGAGCCGTTAAAGTTAATGTCGGGCAACATTCTCCATACATAACCAAAGTTATGCCCATCCCCAATGTCAAAGTCAGAAGACTGAACATAGGAAACAATAGGTACTGTCGTTGCGGTAGAAGAGTCATCGTTACCAACCTCATGGTAAACAATAGTTCCTGTTGGGTTTCCAAGTTCATCAACACCGTTAATGAATGCGCCCATAGGGTTTTGCCTAATACCAGAATCTAACCAAGAAGTACGGTTTAAAGAGCCGTAATACCAAACACGGTCTAAGTAGTTATAGATTACATACTTGTCAACCACGGTGCTATTTACGGAACAATAGTACCACCAGACTTCATTAAAGCCTTCATTAGTTCCGCAAGTTACCTGCCATGATTGGTCTTTATTAATATCGGCAAAAACAAACTGGCGCAAAGCACAAGGCAGCGTTTCTACACGACCAGAATACATATAGAACTTATCTGCGCCCATCCAGTATGTAACGTTGTTTACGGTTATCAGCGCATTTGGACCCATAATTGAGATGTTGTCCATCAATACGGTAAAGCCCCAAACATAGGGAGGCCCAAGATACTGCATAGAGTACAAAGTTGAATCTGTTAATACTAGAATCTCTTGGCGGGTGAAAATAGATGTTACGATGTAAGAGCCGTGTGATAAACGGAACTCACCAGCTTGATTAGTAATCTCAGGTTCCCATTGAAATGGATTTTCTTGGTCAGACCAACGCACCAACATAGGATCAAACGGTGTTAATGGGTCTGCAGGGTTGTAGGAGTTAGCGCCCATAGCAATAACAAAACGCTGAATATCAGAAGACACCACTTCATTTGTTACATTTGGAACCCACTGTCCACTAGTAGCTACAGCTACGTTAGCTAACGTCGCTAAAGATTGACCTCTAACCTGTACACCTGTAGCAGCATCCCAGTAATAGATTTGTCCGCCACGAGGGGCAAATACTAAATCCTCGCCATAATTATCTGCGGACCATAAGCGAAGTTGTGAACCTACTGTTTGCGGTGCAGCATTACCCCATCCGTAGAAACCCCAAGGAGCGGCGCCCCAACCGTTACCGAACGTAAATACATCTAGACCTACAGGAACTAGGTAATCAACAGTAATGTTATTGCCCCCACCAGCATCTACTTTCGACGTAGTAAAGGTAATATTAGTAAGATTTGTATCCGCTGTAGTTAAAGCTGGCGCATACCAAAAGCTTGTTCCATATTCAAATACTTGATGTTCTTGGTTAAGAACGTTTGCAGTTAAACCACCAACCGCTGTGCAGTTGGACATGATTAAAAAGTCTCTAGTGTTAGAAACGTTATTAGCATCAAAGAACTGAAAGTACCCGCTTGCGATGTTAGCGCCAGCAGTATGGGTTGCAGCAGTTGTGTTGTTAAAACCACGAATACAGTTTGTAGCTACGTTTGCCGTAATAGCATTATAGTAAATCTGCTCGCTATCAATCTTCATTACCCCAGCTTGCGGTGCAAAATAAGCAGCGTTTGTTAACGAAATTGTAGTTGTGTTGATTGTGACGTTAGCTACTAAGGTTGTAAATCCTGTAGAGATAGCATTGTTATAGGTTGTTCTACCAATAATAGGTGTGATGTCGTAATAGAAGCCACCAGACTCAACATAGAATTTAAGGTTTGTGCCGATACCAAGATAGTTAAATCCAGCCAAAGTAGCCCAATTCCAAATAGAACGAGCAACACCTAAAAATCTACTAGCACTTAAACGAATCCAACCACCTAGCTTTTCTGGAAAGCCTGAACGAAAACGAATCTTATCCCCATCAAAGTAACCGCCTTCGTTGCTATAATCCGTGCCTTCACGGTTTAGACCTGGTCGTAGTTGTATTTTTTGTAATGGCATGAGGGTTTACCCTAGTACAGATAGTGCTTTAGCAATCTTGGCTTTGCGGTCTTCCAACCCCAATGTGCCACCGTTAATGCGTTTTGTTATTGTCTCAAAATCCCCAGCATCTGCCAAGGCATTTAAGCCTTTCTTATTCCAGAACCAGCCAGCACTTAGAGCCGCATATTCAGGAGTATTAAGCAGACTAGGATTACTGAGAAGATCCACACCAATACCAGATCCGCAGTTTGCATAATTTTCCTTTCCAGTAAGTTGGATTAATCCACGTCCGTGGTACTTCCAGCCATCACCCGTTTCTTCTACGCCATTACCCATGCGCCCACCATATACCTTGTTGGCAATCATTTCAGGGTTATGTGCATACTTCATAGCAATAGCTAGATCAGGAAATCGACTAGGCCAAACACGCATTAGGGCTTCTGGCTTGTAGTTTAGGTTTTCTTCAAGAGTCTTAAAATTACCAGATTCATGAGCGCACTGACCAATAAACGCTGCTTGACGCTCTGGTGTGTTGATGTCGTATTTGGCAAAGGTATCCTCCAGCGGTTGCAACCACTTAGCATCAATACCAAGTTCTTGTAGCTGTTCGTTTGTCATTATTTTCTACTTAACATTATTGCTGCTATTGGCAAGATAGCTTCTGGATCAACTGGCTTTTCTTTCCAACCTACTGTAATTTGCCCAATAAACTGATTCTGGTCAGGTGGAACTGATATACGGCAAGTGTAGTTAACACCTAAAGACTTGTACCAAAGACCTATTTCAGACTGTGCCTTAGCATATTCTCCACACGGAATCTCATTTGCCATTAAGCGAATCACATCATTATTGTTAGCAACATTCTTAGTAAACAAACCAACATCGTAACCATCAAAGTCTTTGTATCTAGAGCCGTCAGCAAGGAACGCTCTCTCAACTACACGCCTTCCAAGAATGGTGTCTACATGAAATATAACTACCATCTCTGCACCAGTAGACTTCAATATCAACCTTGCTGCTGGTTCAAATCTATCAGCATTCATGGTAGGTCTTTCTTTACTTTTTACATAAGCACCAATCATTACATCCTGATGCTGATATATAAAGAAACCAAAGAATCCTAAAAACGCCAGCAAAAGAACTACGCCCAACTTAAATGGGCTATCAATATAGTTTAAAACGCCTAATAGCGTTTCTTTAGCGTTACCTTGTTCTACTACGGCCATTTACTTAATCCCCGCCTGTTGCAAGATCCATTCCTGTAATGCTAGGGTTTGGAGGGTGGTTTCAGAACAGGATTCAGCAAGCTGGTAGTAGGAGGCGGTTTCATTAGTTCCGCTGGCGGGATTGGAAAGGCTGGGCAGTTTACCGCTACTGGTACTGGAGTGCTGCAACCCGCCATAATAATTACGAACGGCAGCAAGCTTGCTTTCATAGTCATTTTTAATTCCTTTACTTACTAAGTTTTGTTGTTTAACAATAGATTCATTTTTGGTTTCTTGGATCTTTCCTTGAGCTTCTACTTGTGCTTGGAAGGCAACGAACTTATCATGCTCTCCGCTGTAGCCTTTATAGTATGCAAAACCAAGCGCTGCAATAACGGCACCGATCTTGATCCACATGAGAATTGGTAATGGAAACATTAGACGAACCTAATAGTGAACGCAAAAGTTGCTGGGAAGTTTTTAATCAGCGCTGTATTGTCATGCCATTGATCTGGAGTAATGAACGCTGGGTCAACTAAT